CTGTGTGGTCTTTTGTTTAGGTGTCACTTAACCAATTGTCGTCAATCTGGCGATCGACCACCACTCTCCCACTCATTGATGAACCCAGGAATTCTCCAGTCATTCATGAAAGCCGTATTTGTCGGCTCAGCACCAATGTCCAGAACATACCTGTCCCAATATTTCTTCCAAGCCGGTAGCATATTAGAATGCACTGACTCGAGATCTATCGGTGACAAATCGGTTTTTGCGTCCAAATACGCTTCAACACGAAGTTGCTCATCAACGGTAACACCATACATATCCTCCACCAAGAATCGCGTGTTCATTCCAGGTGTGCGATTAATTAATTTCTTTTCATCGCGCATGGCTTCCAATAATTGCTCTCGCTCCCATGAGTTGAAAGCATTGGATTGGGAATACTTCCGAACATCACAACTGCGCGTGACACGCAAAGCGTATCTAGCCAAAGCAGCAATGATCGGACAGCCGGGGTATTGATGTGCTAGGGAAAGCGCCTTGCAGCGCAACAGACTTTTAAGTACAGATGAACGCGAATCTTTATAGATCCGTGTCGTCCATCCAAATGTAACGAGCACTTCTCTCGGGTCAGTAACATTAATCTGATCCTCCAAATCAAAAATAATGCCACAAAAAGAAGCCTTACACAAGTCATGCTGGACCTCGGCTTTAATAGTCAAACCGAGTTTTGCAAAATCACTCTGGGTCGGGGGCTGACCCGTCATACGAAAGAGACCATCATCTCCTTCGACAACGCCTACAACATTAGTAGCACCTACACGTTCGCAGGTGTACAACATGAACATCAGGTTCGAAAACCCATTGCCCAATGACGTGCACATCTCGCCAGACATTCTCGTGGCGTTAACATCTACGCTAACATTACGAAAACGACAATGATTTGAGCCAGCCAGGACAGTATCCACAAGATCCATGAATCCACGCCCTTCCGGCAAAAAGGAGGTCATGTAAGAGTACAGCTCAAACTCACATGCCTTCATAATTTCCGCAACAAACTGAGACTCGAAAGCTGTATAATCAGTCATATAGTAAGTTGCCCCAACGGCGTACAACCGGTCAACGATATAAGCAGGTCGTTCTGACACTGGTACGTGCTTAATGAATGACGGGTGAGAATAAACCACATCCTCTATAAGCTTAAAGAACCGACCAATCGCGGCTTTAAATTGATCAAGCCGCGAATTTATGCCCCGAAAGTGTTTCCAATCAGGGTAGGTTTCATCCTTTCCGTGAGAATTGACCAAATAGAACTCCACCTGACGGTAGATATCGATCACTTCCGAATATGCGGCACTAAGTTGTTTCTTGCGCCACTCCGGGTAAGGGCATCTAACGAGCCACGCCTCGAAAGATGCATCTGAATTCGGATCTAGGGGCACTAGATTCTCCCGAACCCACTTCCTCACAAACGTTTTCAGTCCTGCAACTTCATTAACGTCTGCCGGGGGAGGATCAAGACCGACCCTCTTATACACACCCGCCGCCACAGTATCAGGGTCATCACAGTCTACATGGCAAGCCGCGGCACCAATAACATGGGGCCCAAGGCTCACTTGAACGACTTCACGCTTGTTGGGGTCAACACGGGACTTATTGATCTTCACCACAAGATCATTCTTAATCCCGATAATTTTAGGTAAGGCGACCTCACCATACCTATACCCCCACGCGTAAACCCTGCGCACTGCCCCTTTGATCAGGCGGGCGGCCTGTGAAAACCACCCTCATCAAGCTTCTCTCGGTATGATCGAAACATACCTTGAGCCACAATGAGAGTGTCCTGAGCAACAAAGTTACCGTTAATTGCAGAGAATCGATCAATCCCCACAGTCACAATACTCCTTGCTGCCTTGGCAATACGTTCACAGGCAATCTCAACATCGACAGTCGGATCCATCAATTGAGCAGTTGTCAATTGTGCCAAAAGTTCGAAAGAAATCAACTTCCTCGTTACATGGGTGATCACGCCCGCAAAAGACAATGACATTTCAACCCACCCTTGCAACGCTTGAGGATGTTTTAGCTCACCAACTTGATGTGAGTCGGTGCGCATATCTTCCATATGGCCATCGATTAAGGTCGGCGGGGTATGAGTGACAACATGAATTTCATCATAGTCCCATTCTATCCCCTTGCCAACCAACCAACGCCAATTGGCGATGTAGAGAAAAATTACCCAAGGGCCAGAAATGCCCTCGGTAATGAGCAAATTGTCGATACTCGCGAGTCCGACGAACCAGAAACCCAAGGTGCACACTGCAACTCTCCAGCTTCCAGTCACATCGAAACTCTTAAAAGTCTCGAGAGTCATCCACACACAAAGCGGGTACAATAGAAAAACCCACCAGTGCCTACAAACCCTGTCAGACGTCAAATGGTATGTGAAGTCCAATTGACTACATGGCCCACTGACACGAGCTTGTAGTTCCGCACGAGTCCACTCAGCAGCCTCGGCGGCTTTTGCCAAGCGGGCAGCCTCAAGTGCAACACGCGCATCCTCACGGATCTGATTTTGCGCATCCCGCCTGCCCTGCTCAGCAGCACGATCTTCAAGGACAGAACGTGCAATAGCAGAGTCCCTCTTGGAAGCACGTGACACAGACCGTTTGTATTGCTTGTCAGTCTGTCCAAGTTTGCGACCAGGAACCCCACTCTGGCGGGAGCGATTTGAATACTTGCCCCCGCCACTGGATGACCCAGAATCAGTTGAAGAAGTCACCGACGAACGCGACTTTGGCAACCTATCCCAGGCACCCACACGGGGACAGATGGTGACATCCACCGATGAAACACCACTGTCCCCCATACTGGTAATACTACCATCAGCATGGTAGACCCTTGCCCCAGTAAGCTTGGGTTGTGGCTTTGAGGTAACGTCCGCGCGGGTAATAAGCCCCGCGGGCGTGGCACCAGGCAGCCTACCTGGCACACTACCGGCCCTTTTTTCTGGAGCCGGCGACAGAAGTAGTG